GTCCGTCTCTAGCAGCACTCTTGACGGCTTCCCAATCCGTACTGCTATTTCGATTAACTGGTTTTCGACCAAGCTCGAACTGCGTTCCGGCAACTCGGGTGTCCTCTTTCCAAACGTATTCGTCCGCGGCGGACGACCGACTGGGCTCGGCGTGACAGGCGGCTCCGAAGATCTTCTTGATGCCGGCCCGACGAGTCTGATTGGGGCAGATGGCAAGGAGTTGCCAGTGGAGATACCCGGTGTCGTGTCCCCGTTCCAGTTGTCCTCGTAGATAGGATATTCCAGCGGGCAGATAGGGAAGAAAGTGTTCATGTGGAATAGTTAATAGCCAATAGCGAGCTTTGTCTGACATAAGAATTCATATATTAAGCATGGGGTATTTATAGGAGTCGGGCGAAAAAATATTGCCGGGCCGATTTGCATGGTTTTTACAAAGGTGCTAAATTTAAAAAAGTAGTATTAACTTTATGATCAGGCGCTGTAAAGATAGCACCGTATTTCTGATCCAATTCATATGCAATTTTGATTGAATTAATAGTAGTAGTAGCAACAGCTTGAATCATTTTTTCGAAAATGAAACAAGTAAATTTTCCTTGTCGATTTTTAGATGACGAAACAGCAACATTCTGAGCTCGTTGCATCAAATCAATTAATCTCTGCATCGACATAGATGTTGAATAATTTTCAACACTAGTTTTAATTTGACCAGGATCCAAATGAGCTTTGCCGATCTTTTTAACACCAACCATTTGGGTCAATGATGGCGGTTCCGCCAATCCATTAGAAGCAGTGCCATATTGTAAAATAACACCAGAAGTTTTATCCGCCGCAATACATTGATTATTAAAGGTATAATAATCTCCAATTCCTGAATAAGTTTTTCCATAAACCGGAACATTATCAACATCATCCGACTCGTCGTTTGCAGCAACATTAACTGTTCGATTTTGAATCTTCAATGAAGATTTACAAAAAAATTGAAGCCGAGCTTTGCGCAAATCTTTTCGATACAACATCTGTGCAGGCACGACTGGAGTCGTAGCAATTTGGCCTTGTGCCCATATATACTCCAATAATTCAAAACCAGTATCATTAGAATTAGAATAAACTAAAGTGGTCATTTGGTTAGCCAAAATCTGCCAGGTAGTAGTTCCAGCAACAATATTAAGATCCGAAAATAAAATCGATCCGAGAGCCGTCTGTTTATAAGCAATGCTAGAAGCACAATTGCGATAGTTAGCTGGATAAATAGGGTCTTCAATATTAACAAAGTCTTGTTTAATCAATTTAGAAACCCATTTTGCAAATGCAAAACCAAAAGCTTCACGAATCTGTAAAATCGGACAAGTAGCATGCCCGATTATCACACTTTGGTCGGTTGCACTTGCAGTTGCCAATCCTCCTGATTCCCGACAAATAACCATTCCACCTTTGGAAAATTTGTCGACATTAGTTTTAACCTTCCGTCCCTTAGCAAATTTTCCAGCTGATTTGCTAGATACAGCTCCAGAAGTTCTAAATGACTTCCGAGGCAAGCCTCCTTTACGATAATATCCTGGTGATGGCACACTAGCCGACCGAAAGGTTGGTCCACCCCTAAAGGGGGTAACAGGGGTCCGGCTACGGCTAGTCTGCATTCGGTTACTGCTAGGAGATCGGTTCATGGTTCGGCCACGGGGTGTCGGAGTTCTTGGGGCCATTCTTTTTTTCTTTTCAGGAAAAGAATCCGAAACCGACCGTGGCCTTTTTAAAGACTTGATGATGTTCTTTCCGAGTTTGTATCCTGCATACGCAAGCTGCCCGTACCGGCCGACTTGCGCCATTTTATAACCAACGTGAGCAACTGGAGGAGCGACGTCAGAGCCGTAGAGACGGCGACCGCGAATAGCGTAAGAGAGTCCGGCGTTGATTCCTTTTGAGATGAGTTCATCATCCATATTTTTTTTTTAAGAAAAGAATTTAGGGAGGTGAGACAGTCGATAAAGCTCTCCACCAATCAGAGGCGAGCATTTTGTCTCATGTCTTATCGCTCTAGTAAGTAATACTGGTGAGACAAGCTCACCTAAAGGTGCTTACTAGAGCGATTGAGACATAACCCTAAACCCTAAAAAATTTTTCGAGGGGTTGATTACCCCCTAAAATTGAGACCCTAATGGGCAGAAGGCGTGGCCTAAAGATAAGTGTCCACTGGCTGAGGTATCCATTCCCTAACCATCGCCCTAACGGGCTCGTTGTCGGGAATTTTCATGCCCTGATGTGATAACCTAGGGTATACTAGTAGGGTTAAAACCGGGCGGACTACGGCCATACTGCGTATCCGGCCTTGCCGCATTCCCGGTTTAAACCTAGGTTTAGAGATAAAAATATATATATTAAATAGGGTTAAATTAATAGAGATTAATAGGGCATTCGGTTATTTCTAACCTACGGAGTAGGGCTTCGAGGGTAAGGGGATCAAGGTCAGGGTACCAAGAACTAGGGTGAAGATTCGAAGTTATCCAGATATTCGTTGCAGAAAGGACGGTAGCTGATCCTTTAATTTCAACAAGAACAGGATATCGGTCGAACCATCGCAATAGGTTGCTAATGTTGATGACACCACGGAATTCATCAACGACAACGTGCTTGTGACCTCGGTATCCATCCCAGAACTTGGTGTTCGGATCTTTTGGGTAAGCGTCCAAACCTGCTTGTTCCCAGGCCCTTCTCGACTTGCCGACTCCAGTCGGACCCCAGAAAACTCGAACCGTTCGTTCCATTGCAGTTGGCGTTGAATAGTCTGCACTGATTGTACGGAGGGACCGGTAATGTTGCACAAAAATTCCAGCCGGGATATCATCCAGCCGTCCGTCTCTAGCAGCACTCTTGACGGCTTCCCAATCCGTACTGCTATTTCGATTAACTGGTTTTCGACCAAGCTCGAACTGCGTTCCGGCAACTCGGGTGTCCTCTTTCCAAACGTATTC